TTGACGTTGCCGAAGCTGAGGCCCAAGGGGTTAACGTCCCGGCACTAAGCGAAGGCGGACACCTCGTTGAGGAGTCCAAGAAAAAGAGAACCGAGGACTGACAATGCCCACCAGCACTTACCTTTCTAACCCTGCTGTCACAATCAACAGCGTTGACCTGAGCGATCAGTGCACTAGCGCAACCGTGACCTACACGGCAGAAGCCCTTGAGGCAACCGCGTTTGGTGACACGGCTCGCAAGTACACCAGCGGTCTGCAGAACAATGAAGTGACCGTGACCCTGTACCAGTCGTATGCAGCAACCGAAACTGAAGCCTCGATCTACGCCTTGGTTGGCACCACCACAACACTCGTGCTCAAGCCAAGCAGCGGTGCAGTGTCGGCAAGCAATCCGAGTTATACATTGGCCTCGGGGTATCTCGAAACGCACACACCGATAGCAGCGTCCTTGGGAGAGCTCAGTACGGTCACGCTGGTTTTCAGGGGTGGAACCCTAACCAAAGCCACCTCATGATCCCTCAGCCTCAGGCTGAGAGTAAAACAAAGCAAGCCTCCAAGGGCGGAGCCTTGCCCGACGAAAGGAAACCCCTATGCGACTAACCCTCGCCTACCGCACCATTGACGGCGACTCACGCCAAGTACAAACAAACCTGGCAACACTCGTCAAATGGGAACGCCTATACAAGCGCAAAATCTCACAAATTGGTGACGGCATAGGCGCAGAAGACCTTGCCTATTTTGCGTATGAAGCAACACGTCAGGCTGGAATTGTCGTACCAGCAACCCTGGACCAGTTCATTGACCAGCTAGAAAACATGCCAGAGATCGTCGAGGCAGACGACCGAAACCCTACCGACCCGGCAGCGTCGGCTACCTCCTAGCGCAGGTTGTCGTGGCTACCGGGTACTGGCCAGCAAATGTGGAGTTTGAACACCCCGAGTTAATGACGGTTGTTCGCGTGCTCGAGGAGCGCAACAAATGACCCAGCCACCAGTCACGGGCGTACGCGAAGCATTACGCGTACTCAACGGTTTTGATAAGACGCTGCGTAAGCAGTTCAACAAGGACTTTAAAGACGCGGTTGACCCTATGGTGCGTGCAGCTCAACGCAACGTACCCACCGAAGCCCCATTGTCGGGTATGACACGCAACTGGAAAGGTCAACCGTTGTGGCGTGGCGGATCCACCGAGCGTAGGCAGATCACCAGCAAATTGGACACACGTAAAGCGTCACGCAAAATAACTGCACGCTCAATCATGTACGAAACCGTTGGCGTGGTCAGTGTGGTCGCTGGTGGTGGCAAAGCCCGCAACGGCGTATCACGTGGTCGCAACATCAGCATTTATGACATGGCTGGTCGTGGCAACAAACCGTCAACCGTTCAGGGCATGACGTTGATTAACAGGTTGAACGCAAAGCAAGGCAAAGCGTCCCGCGCTATGTGGCCCGCAGCTGAGGAAACCTTAAGTGACGTAACACAAAATTGCCGACCGATCGTGGACCGTGCTGTGGCTGACGCTAACCGTGCGTTACGTACTGCAACTGCTCGAGGGGTGCGCTAATGGCAATCAAAATACCGATCATTTCCGAACTAAACAAAACAGGGTTTAGGCAGACCCTGTCAGAGTTTAAAAAGCTTGAGACTAACGCACAGCGGTTTCAGTTTGTTATGGCGAAAGCGACCAGCCCTGCAGGGTTGACCGCTATTGGTACGGCAGCGACCACAGCTGCATACGCAATCTTTAACATGGCCAACGCTGCAGCAGACGACCAAAAAAGCCAGGCAATCCTTGCCACTGCGTTAAAGAACACGACCGGGGCAACTGACGCACAGGTCGCCAGCGTCGAAGAGCTCATCAGCAAAATGCAAATGGCTGCAGGTATCTCAGATACTGAACTGCGCACTGGCTTTCAAAACCTTGCTCGAGCGACTGGTGACGTAACCAAAGCCCAGGACCTGTTAACCCTGGCGACGGACATCAGCGTAGGCACAGGCAAAAGCCTTGAGACAATCACCCTTGGGCTGTCTAAGGCGTATCAGGGCAACCTCGGGTCGCTCAAACGCCTAGGTATTCCGCTTGACGAGAACATTGTCAAAACCAAAGACTTTGACGCAGCAACCCGGGTGCTTAGTGACACGTTTGGTGGGTCTGCAGCTAACGCAGCGGACACGTACGCAGGCAAAATGGCGATCACTCAACAGAAGATTGACGAAGCCAAAGAAACCATTGGTGCACTGTTTATACCTGTTATTGAGCAGTTGACTGACGTGCTTGGTCCTGCAGCTGAGGGTGTAGCAACGTTGGCTGACGCTTTCAGCAGTCTTAAAACCAAAGCAGAAAACGCAAACAGCGTATTGGGCAAAACGTTTGACCTGTTGAGCCCGCTGGCGTTTTTCAATTTAGGCAAGATTGCTAGTGGCGGACGTGACTTAACCGACACGTTTGACGAAATGTACAACCCGACCAACGGTATTTTTAAAGTGTTTGACCAACTGGTTGCAGCGTTGCCAAGCGTTGAGTCAGGTTTCACCAGGGTTGGCAGGTCTATTACTAGCGAAGTTGAAACACCGTTAGAAAAGTTTCTAAAGAACCTTGCTCGAGTTAAAGAAGAATTGACGGACACGGTCAAAGGTTTGTTTGACTTGGGCACCGCATACCGGGACTCGAAAAACTTCCCCGACTTTATGAAGAACGTTAAAAGCATGGTCGGGCAGATCAAGAACTACGGCAAAAACCTGCTCAAGCTCCAGGGCATGGGTTTAGGGCCGTTGGCTATCCAAGGGATTATGCAAATGGACTTGGCTAGCGGATCGCAGTTTGCTGAGGATCTGTTGGCGCAATCTAACGCGCTGCGTGACATACGCACTTTGAACCAGGCTTATACAGCTGTGGGGAATGTGGCGGGGCAGGTTGGTGCCGGGTTGGCGGTTGGTCAGGCGACTGGTGTTACGCAGAACATTACGATTGTGAACCCGAACCCGAAGGCTGTGGTTAACGCTTTGCGTGAGTATGGGCGCAACGCTGGGCCGTTGCCGTTGGCTGTGACTGGCAGTTTCTAATGGCGTACCTATCGTGGAACGTTAAGTTTGGCAGTGGTTTTGGCTCAAGCCTTAACGACGTGTTGACGGTTGACACCGAACACGGCAGAAGCTGGCCCACAGACCCATTCAACCCAGCCTCGTGCACAATCGTTTCACGCAACATTGCAGCCTGGACAACCAAGCCAGTAATCGGCGACATTATCTATGTGAGCAGTGCAACTGATCGAAATGTTGCAGTGTTCTCAGGGTTTATCAAAGATGTGCAAATTAACTACGGCACGAAGGCAAGCATGGATACTGCGGTTATCACGTGTGAGGGTCCGTTGGCGCAACCAGGACGCAAACAGATCAACAGTGTTGCGATTACACAAGATAAAACACTCTTCCAAATTTCAGCGGTTATGATTGCGTATTTTTCGGCGTACGGTCAAATCTTGGGATCAGGTAAAAGTATTGCGTCGGCACAAACTTACACAGGCAATCTGCTAGACCTGATCAACCTGCTGTTAACAACGGAAATGGGATACGCCCGAGAAATAGGTGTGGGCACGTTCATTATTGGCGGAGACTACAAATACAACCCGCAAGTCAACTTTTACCCAAGAAACTACGACACCACCGCCAGTTACACGTTTAGCGACAACCCAGCGTCAAACAGCGAAATGCGATACGACCCAACAGGGATTGCGTTCACATCAGCAGCACAGCTGTATTACAGGCAAGCGACAATCCAACCCCAAGGGTTAGCGTCCCAAACATCAGGGCTGAGCAACTACTCAATAACCCAGGACTCGCTTGATTACAACACCAGCCAAGCCCTAAGCCACGCCCAATACATTGTCAGCCAATACGCGTCAACCACATCACGCCCATTAAGCATTACAGCCAGTTACGCGCAACAAACAGACAACGCAACCCGAATGACCACATACCTGAATTTCCTAGCTGACACCAATTCGGGCGCAGGAAACCTCATCAAAATTGTGTTCCGTGGCAACACGTACTACGCAGTCATTGAGGGCCGTAGTTTGTTTGCTGACACGTCCGAAACCAGCGTCACCGTCACCGTTTCGGGCTACGACAACAACAACTACCTAATCCTGAACAACGCTGTTTTCGGCACTTTGGGCACTTCGGGCACCTACCCGGGCAATAAACTCGGTTTTTAGAAAGGACAAAACATGACAGCACCAGGAAGTTTTGCAGTCGGTGACGTGCTCACCGCTGGCGACATGAACGACCTAGGCGTAATGAGCACGATTACGGTCACGGCAACCAACTTTGCTGGCACTGTTGCAGCTCGAGGCTACGTGTTCAACAAGATTGCGTTTGTTGAGATCAAAGCAACAGCCACTGGCGCAGCCACTGGTGCGATCACGTTTACGTTGCCAGCGGGCTACGAAATTGCTACAACGGACCTTGCGCTTGGCAACTGCGTAATGATCAACACCACTGGCAACATCAACTACAACGGCATAGCAGTACGAGGCGCAACGAACCTCACGGTGGCACCACGAGTATTTGATAACGGCGCAACATACACCAGGTACACACGCTGGGCCGTCGTTAACGCCACAGTGCCAACAACCTGGGCTAACACTGACGTACTATCCATGAACTTGTGCTATAGGGTCGCATAATGAGATCACGCGCAATCACCGTCAACACCACAGCCACAGTCGTATTGGACGGTGCCATGAACTCAGCCGACGACTACCTGGTCAAAAA